ATAATAAATAATAAATAATAAATAATAAATAATAAATAATAAATAATAAATAATAAAATATTTATTTTTTTTATAAATATTTTATTTGTATTGTTTTATTTTAAATAATAAAACTATTCTAAAAATATATGAATATTAATATTGCATTTAATATTTGTATCAAAAATATTATCATTATTTATTTTTGAAATACCTTTATTTTTTATTTGATATATTTGATAATTACGAAAATACAATTCATATATTGGTATATTTATTATTAAATTATGTATTGTTACTATAATTTCTGTTATATTTTTTTCTATTTTATCAATAATATCTTTATATTTTAAATAATAATTATAATTCAATATATTATCATTATTTATATATAAATTTTCTTCTAATATAGGTTGTATTTTAATTAAATTATTATCATAAATCAATTCTCTATGCCATAATGGAACATAAACTATTTCATTATTTATATTTAATTTATATAAATCATTTTCAAATAAATTTTTTAAATTTGGATGTAATATAAAAATATTATATTTTTCTAGTTTTTTTATTAATATATCTTTTAAAATCTCTCGAAATTTATCATTAATATTAATTTTATTATTAATTAAAAAATTATATAAATCTTCAATAATATTAATATTTAATTTATCTATAAAATTAATTAAAATATTATTACTATAATCAATACAATCACTTTTAAATTTATTAAAATTATTTACAATATTAACATCATTTATTTCGCTTATTGATAATAAATTTATAAATGATACCAATAATGTAACAAAATTTAAATCAGTATCTTTATCAGTATCGTGATTTTTTAGATTATCTTTTATATAATTATTTTCTATATATAATTTTAAATATAAATAAGCATCATTTATTTCTTTAAATATATCACTAGTATCATTATCTATATTTTTATCAGGATGATAATTTAAAGCAGCAATATAATAATATTTTTTTAATTCTTGAATTTCAAGATTTTCTATATTGTAAATATTATATTTTTTATTTAGGTTTAATATTTTTAAAGCATTAGTTAAATTTAACATAACATAGTTTAATAAACATTGTTATTTTAACTATTTTTTATAATTATAAAAATAGTTAAAACAGATTATATAAATAATATATTTATTGATGTAAATTATAAATCAATACTAATATAAATCTTTCTAGATGATAAATAGGACGATAATTATTATTAAACAATTTAAAAAATATAGTAATTTCTTTAAATATATTTTCCAAAAAATATTTATTTATATTTGGGTTTTTATATATAATTTGTTCTATAATATAATATATGCATTCTGGAATATATAAATTATATATTAATAAATCATATAAAATATTTCTTAATTCATAATAATCTATATTTTTAATATCACTATTTAAAATAATAAATATAATTTTATCACATATTGATTTATATATTCTAAATAAATTATTATCATTATCTATTAATTTTTTTTTATAAACTATATCATCTATTTTAATATTTTCATTTTGATTTTCATTTTGATTTTCATTTTGATTTTCATTTTCATTTTCATTTTCATTTTCATTTTCATTTTGATTTTCATTTTCATTTTTATTGTTAAAATTAAGTGATTTTAAATTAATATTTTTTAATATATAAATATTACTAATATTATTTATAAAATTTTTATTTTTCAATATAATTTTCTTATTAATAGTATTAGAAATATTAAGATATTTTGAATACTTTAAGCGTTGTATATAAAATATATCACAAATATTTTTTATATTATCTGAAATAAATGAAACGTTTTCAGTAAGAATAATAAACTTAATATTACATTTATCAAATATATAATTTTGCAAATATGAATAAAATATATCTAATAAATCATTATTAATAAAATGAAAATTTTTTATTAAAATTATACCATTTTTATCATTTTTTGTTTGTATCGAATCACATATATTTTTATAAATTTCATTAAATAAATTTTTGCCTGCGCATGTTATATTTTCTAAATTAATTTCATAATGTATATCACTTATTTTAATACAATGATCTATTTTATTAAAATTAATTACCATTTTTTTTTCATAATGTAAATTAGTTTTACTAAAATTATTAATTATTTTTAAAGCTATACTATATTTTCCTGAACCTGAAGGTCCATAAATAATTAAATTATTTAATTTATTAAATGAATCATAATTTATATTTAAATATTTGTTTTTTATATTTGAATTATTAATTAATGTATTAAAATTTTCTAATAAGGCCATTACTTTATATTCAAACAATTATGTTTAAATATTATAAAATTATTTAAACATATATAAATGAATTAATATAGTTAATTATTTAAAAAAAATGTTGTGTGAAGAATATTCAGATATAGATTTAAATAATATAATTATTATGGAACCTATAAAAAATAATGTTTTACTAGAAAGTTATTTTTATAAAATAAATTACTATAATAATATTATAATTTACAATGGATTATATATTCACTTTGAATTAAAATATTTGGAACTATATAATGATAAAATTACGTATAATATAGATGAAAATTTGAATATATTTAATAAATTATTCCAAATTGAAAATAATATATTAAATATTATCAATATTCAAAAAAAAAAAAATTTAAAAATAAAAGATATAATAGAAAAAAAATACATTAAATATAATAATATAGATATTAATTCTAATATTAATATCAATGATATTAATAATTTTAAAAATATTTCTAAAAAAAATAATATTATTAATGTAATATTGAAAACATCCGGTATATGGAAAACAAATGAAAATTACGGATTAACTTTTAAATTTTTAATTTGCAATAAATGTTTATCCATCTGTTGAAAATACATCCAATATTATATGAATAATAAATATAAATATCCAAGATATTGATAATAATATATATAATATTGATTTTATTATTGCTAGATTTTTTTGAATCTTATTATTGTTTATATCATTTTTAGCAACATTTAAATCATATAATTCATACATATATTTACATACTAAACCTATTTGTATTAATATTAATATCATTGTAAAATTTTTATATGTAAAATAATCACTACTAACTTTTCCTGAATTTATTTTCTTAAAAAATATAAAATTTAATGTTACTATATATATTAATAATCCTATCAAAATAATTATTGGAAATGTATAATCATTCATAATTATATTTAATACTTGTGTAAAAAATCCATCAGAATTATTATTATTTTTTGATTTTACATCTAAAATATTTTTTGTATTATTTTTATAATTAGAAAAATATATACTCATAAATACTAGAAAAAATAATGATATTATAGACAATGATAAACCCCATATAGTTGTAGTAGCAGGACCACTATGTCCTGTTGGTGTAATAGTTTCTGGAAAAAAAAAACTTATAATTATACCAGCAATACATAACATTAATAAATTTAACATATCTAATTTATTATTAAAACTAAAACCAAATCCAAAAATACCACGACGGTCAATAATAGCATCTAATTTTTCAGAAGTATTTGTTGATTTAAGAATTTTTTCTCCTTCTTCTAACTCCGTATCTGAAAGTACCATATTAATATACTAATATATATAAATATTATTAGTATTTAATAAATTATAAAATAAATTATAAAATAAATATATTATATATTAAAAATATGGACAAATATTTAATAGAAAAAGCACAAAATTATACATTAGATAGAAAAATTTTATCTATTGATTCAGATGACCGTGATATAAAAAAATATCCTAATAGTAATATATTTGAAGTATCTTGCCCACAAGATTATAATAATATTGAATCTATACGATTATTAAGTATAAAAATTCCTAATAATTTATATAATATAAGCAATTATTTAAAAAATAATTTTTTTGATGTCTCTATAAATGGTAATCTAAATAAAATTATAATTGAAGATGGTTTTTATAATGAAATTTTATTATCAACATATCTTAATAATCATTTAAAATTAATTGATAATAATTTTAATGTTAAATATAATAATGTTAATAAAAAAATATATTTTGGTAATACTATTACTAGTTTTTCATTAAATTTTAATAATTATTCTAATAAACTAAATAATATATTAGGATTTAATAATATTACATATAATTCTTTTATTAATGAATCTTCATATAATATATATTTTTTCCATGAAAATACACCTTGGATTACATATAATGATGAAACTAAACTCGATAGTAATTTATTAATATCTCCTGATACTATGAATATTAATCAAAATGATAATATATATCTTGAAATCGATAAATTAAATAGTTCTGATGAAATAAAACCATATATTATAAATACTAATTCAAATACAAACTCCGGTATAGTAAATTCATATTTTGCTAAAATACCTATTATTCATTCTCAATATAATCAAAGTTTTTCAAGTAAAGATTGTTTTCTAGAATCAGTAAGTTATTTTCAACCTCCATTAGAAAAATTGTCTAAATTCAAATTTAAATTTAGATATCACGATGGAATATTAGTAGAATTTAATAATAATAATATATCATTTGTTTTAGAAATCAATCAAATACGCAACGAAATAAAAAATTATAATGTTAGAACTCCTTATGTATTATAATTAAAATACTTGTTTATTTTATATTATTTTTTATATTATTTTTTTTATTATAACATTCTTCGCATAACGGTTCATATTGAGTTATTCCAATTAATACTTGTTTTTCGTCATTAATTAAACGATGACTATATTTTGATGGATGTATACAATTTTCTGTATTACATTTTCCTGTTAAATTATATACATTATCAGCATAAGGAACTAAATCCAATAAATGACCAAATTTTTCTCGTTTATAATCATAATCTAATCCACATAATATAAAATTTTTTTTTAAAATATTTCTTGAAAATATTATTAAATGAATTAAATTTGGAAAAAATTGTGCTTCATTTATAAATATATATGTAGCCTTTAAAAATATACTTTGAGTAGCATTATTATCTATAAAATCAGCTAAATCATTCGTATCATAACAATCTACACTTAAACCATTATGTGATACAATCTTGGCTTCATTTGTATATCTTTTATCTAGACTATAATTTAAAACTAAACATTTATCTTTTCCGTATGTATTTACATAAGCATTATAACTATGAATTAATTTGGTAGTTTTACCAGAAAACATTGGACCCATAATTAAATTTAAAAATGGTTCTGAATTATTCATTGTTCTATTTAAACTATTATCCATTTTATATTTTATATTTTATATTTTATATTTTATTATAAATATTTTTTCAATTTTATTTATAATAAAATTATTTTATATATTTCCATATATGTACATGTTTCGGTATTAATACTGTTTCTTCAAAATCTCTTGTTATATCATTTATATTATTTAAATAATTAATTAAATATGGTTCCCCAGATAACATTATTTTTGGAGGATTTTTATCTTTATAATCAGGTGCAATATCTACAATTATAAATTCTTTCTTTGCTAATTTTTTTCCATTTTTTATAACATTTAATTGTGCTTCAATTGGTATCTCATGAAAAGCAAACAT